GGGATAGCAGGACCGACAGGTTCAGCTGGACCGACAGGCGTGACTGGCCCCCAAGGTGCGCAAGGTTCACAAGGGATAGCAGGACCGACAGGTTCAGCTGGACCGACAGGACCGACAGGTGCGGCCAGTGCAGTCGCCGGGCCTGCCGGCGCGACAGGGCTGCAGGGGACAGCTGGTGTAGCGGGGGCTACGGGAGCGACCGGACCGCAGGGGCTGCAAGGTATCGTCGGCCCGACAGGAAGTCAGGGGCCTATCGGACCAACAGGGCCGGGTGGCGCTGCCAGCATAGTGGCCGGGCCTACCGGGGCGACGGGGGCACAGGGCAATCAAGGGATCCAAGGGCTGCAAGGGATCCAAGGGATCCAAGGGATCCAGGGAATCACCGGCCCGACTGGACCCACCGGCCCTACAGGCGCGGACAGCGTTGTGGCCGGGCCCACTGGACCAACCGGCCTCACGGGGGCCACTGGCGCGAGTGGGGCCGGCGCAAACCGTGGGTTCTTTGGAACGTGGGGCGCGACCGCTGCGGCCGCGTCCACGTCGGCGCGCTATCTCACGCCCGCCGTGCTCGGATCTATTCTCACCACGACGCAGGGCGCACACATTCCGGCGCCGGCCGCGTTCACTATCAATACGCTTTACGCGACGGCAGACACCGCAATCTCGGGCGCCAACGTGGTGTTTGTCGTGCAGATCAACGACGTCGACTCCGCGACCGTCACCTGCACCATGGCGACCACAACGATCGCGGCCAGTGTCACGGGCCTGTCAATCGCAGTAGCAGCTGGTGCCAGGGTCTCAATCAAAGCAACCGCCAGCGCTACGACTGCGCAAGCCGCTTGGAACTGCCGCGCAGCACTTGGAGTGACTTGGACATGACAACGATCACAATTCCAGATCTCGCTACTTACGGTGACTCGACACTAGTCGAGGGGAGACAAATTGCCCGCACCCCCGTACAAGTGCAGAGGGGGGAGGCCCTTCGTTTGCTCGTCGTCGCCGGACCAACACTGGTCGGGAGGCGTATCACGCTAAGATGGGCCAGAGAGTCGACTGCCCCGAACGCTGTAGGCCAACTGGTCACGTCGGCTGGGAGCTACGAACTGATCGTAGCAGGCTCGACAACCAAGTACCTGTCCGGCCGTTACGTCTGGGAACTGTGGTCGGAAGACCCGGACACAGGAGACCAGACACCGATCATGCTTGGCAGCGCGCTGTTTGTAGCGGAAGCACTAGGGCAGGTCGCTGTCGACCCGGCCGACGCGTTCGTTACGCTTTCACAGGTTGAGACCTTGATAGCTGATGCGATTGCTAATTTGACATAATGCGCTAACCTACAGGACTGATGTCCCTCCCCCTCGCAGACGACGACACTGGAAAAAGGACGTTCCGACTAGGGGAGCGGCTGGATAGGTTAGAGAATCTGGTCCGCAAGCTATCAAAGCAAATCAAGATCTACGGGGCGATCATCGCAGTGGCCACGGCCAGCCTGCCGGTTTACGGGCAAATCAAGAGCGCATACGCTGAACAGACAATTCGCAAGATTGCTCGTGACGAAATCCAGATGCTGATCAGAGAGGCTGCCCGTGCCAACCCTCCTTCCTCGCGTTGACCACCTAGCGATCGGGGTCTCCAAGATTGCCGAGCAATACAAAGGCAAGCCACGCATAACTATGTGGATTTTGTGCTTTTTGCAACAAGTCCAATACATAGAAGACGCGATAGCTGCAACGGTCAACGTCTGGGACCCGGACACCGCGATAGGTTGGCGCCTCGAAAAGATAGGGGAGCGGGTCGGTCAGAAACGGATCGGTCTGAACGATAACGTTTACCGGCTGTTCATTCGGGCGCGCATTCGAGCGAACAGGTCAATCGGCAAGATCAAAGACTTGATTGACGTGGCCAACATCCTGATCGGTCAAGGGGCCTACAGCTACAGCGAAACGACCGGCAATGTTTATATCGAAACACAGACCTCCTGGTCCGCGGACGAAATGACAGCAATCCACACCCTGCTGCAGCGAGCCGCTCCCGGCGGGGTCCGGGTCTGGTTCCGGGCTTCTGTCGGCGGGTTCCCATACCGTGCGTTCGTTCGAAGGGCAACCCGTCAACCTGTCGATGTGCCGGGCGGATATCAGGCGCGCACATATTCAGAATACATTTCGGGACTATACGTCTCTGTGAGGTCATAACATGAGCACACCAAACGCTAGAATCCCGACATGGGCCACTGATTCTGTTGTTGCGTCCACTTACCTGGACGCAGGCCTGCCTGTACGCGTTGAACCATCTGAGGGAACCAAGGCCCAGGGGTTCATCGGCGGGCAGGCTGTATCTGCGGCAGAAGACAACTGGCGGGCCGGCGCTTCGTGTGACTGGCTAAACTATCTGGCCCCAATACAGGCTAGGTCATGGCGGCGCGACGGCCATGCAATCCCCTGGACCGGAGCTTCAGACGTTCGGTTCAATCCTGCCCCGGCTTCGATCGGCTCGGGGACTTGGCTCCTGCCTGGCTGGGTTTCGGGTAGTTTCAAAGCAGCCGTTTCGCTCAACTGGCCGGCCCCCCAGAACGCAGCGCTTGAAGTGTCAGAGGCCTCTCGGCTGTCAGTAACAGGGGCTTCTCTCGCGTTCACCTCGGTTGGTGTTGCTGGTTCTGTCATCTGTTACGGGGTGTCTGCAGCGGGCAGCGCGGCAACTGTCGTGCAGGTTTATCTAGGGACCGTGACCGGTGCGACTGTGACACAAAAACTTTTGTCGACTGACTTCTACGCACCCACCAGGGTTGCAGCTAGCGGGTCTGTCATTATCGTGTTGAACGCAGCAGCAGCGGCCTGGATCGATGGCGGGCACTACTGGGTTAGCACCGACTCCGGCACGACCTTCGTCCAGAAGACTATCACGGGGAGCCCGGTAGCTAAGACGGTCGGCCACATAGTTGCGAACCCGTCTGGTGCCTTTGTGATCGCGATGTGGGACGATGACGTTATTGTGTTTGTCAGTGATTACGGCAATTCTTTGACCTACACAGGGACCCCAGGGTCTGCTGGTTTCACTGGGCTGGCTTGGCGCGGTGACGGCTGGATCGCGCTGACCAGAAGCGAGAAATACCTAGTTCGCTGGACCGGTTCGGTTTGGGCTACGATAGCGACGCTTTCAGTCGGCCCGCCGAATATAGGATCAGTGCCTGTGTCCGGCCTGGTTCTGGAAGGCAACATGCTGGCTTGCGACGGCGGGCGGCTTCTTTGCGTCCCGACAGAGCAATCAGGGGTTGGCTTGGGTATGGCTTGGAGCATTGATTCCGGTGAGACCTGGCACTATGACACCCTTTGCCAGACCTACAGCACTAGCCACAGGGCCCACCCGATCGCGATAGCGTACGGGGGCGGTGAATTCCTGCTGCTGGTCGATGTGCCTAACCTTGACGGGTCAGGGACAGCCTGCGAAATCTGGAAGACCTGCCGGCTGTAACTATCGGCCAGCAATACAATCCAAGTCAGCCTGTGTCCAATGAGCCCCGGACGTTGTTTCGTCGGGGCTCATGATGTTACCGGGTGGCAGTTCACGGCGGCAGCCCATTGCGTGCCCCAGTTCGTGCCGGAACACCAGCGGGATATTACGTTCACCAGAGTCGATCTGGATCGCGATCGTGTCGCTGGCTTGTTCGTAGTGAGTGTTACCTCGGGCCCTTGGCATCAGTGGCATGAAGACGATTTGATTGTCTGTGCCCATCCGTGTCAGGTCCGCGCACGCTGTGCCGTTCGAGGCTTCACACAGCTCGGCCGCGGCCGCTCTCATATCGTCCAGTTGCTGGTCTGTAAAAGCGGAAGAGACCTGGAAAGTGCCGGGTGTTGGGTTCGTGCGCCAGTCGCACCCCTGCCCGAACAGTACGAACCAAACGACGAACGCGCAAAACGCGACAATCTCTGCTAACTTGCTGGTCATAGACAACAAGATAGCAGAGACTGTGAGGCGTGCAATACTGGAAGTTTGTACAGGTTAGGGCTTCGCGTGTTCCCCCTCCCCCGTCAGCCGCTGGATCTCATCGGCCACATACCACAGCGCCTTTTTCAGGTCTTCCACTTCATCCCCTTTTTTCCCAGCCCTGCACAAGTACTTGACCGCGTTGCCTCGGTTGAAATTCAGATGTCTAGTCAGTTGGATCACCTCGACCGGGGCCGAGCGGTAGTGCGGTGGGTTCGTGGGGTCGGGTGCTGTCATCTTGTCCTCACAGTCACTAGGTCCTCAGAGTAGATTTCAATCCCGCTAAGCCACCGAGCCCCAGCCGCGACCGCCCCGTTGACTCTGACAGGATCCACAGTCAGTAACTCGCGCGGGACCTGGGTCTCGTCAACGACTCGCCACTTCCAGACAGTCCGGACGCTTGACCCTTTATGTTCCGGGGCTTCTGGGACTGAGGCAAGAGCCGCCCCTGCAGCAACAGCATCATTCGACTGAAACAACCGGGCTGCTTCCGTTAGTGCCCTCTGTGCTTCGGCTTCCAGGTACCGGTGACCCTCTGCCACCTTGGCTTTGAGGGCCGCTTCTAGCGAGCTGTAGCCCTGCTTGGCAGGAGCGAACACAGAACGGGCCGCTTTGAGGGATGCGTTCAGGGGGGTTGTGACCGTTTTCTCGAGGGCTTCTATCTCCTTGGCCCGGGTCTTCACGGCCACGAGCTCCGCGTTTAGTTCGGTCAGTTGGGCCTGGGTCTGGACCTGGGTAGCTCTGATGGTCTGGACATATTTTTCGACAGCTGTCGTTTCTTTGGCCAGTTCGATTTGCTGGTTGTCAGACATCCTACCACCTACCAAAACTGACCAGGCCCAGCCCGATCGCATCAATGACATTGTTGATCAGGCTGGCCGGGACTAACCCGCCTGCCCCCGTGCGGCACGACCCAATCAGGTCCAGCTCCTCCTTTGATAGTCGTTTCATGACCCTGCCGTTGTGCACGGCCTTGTCTACCCCACCTTTCCAGTCATGGGGCGAGCGAACCCAGAGCTCTCTGGCCTGTGTACTCTCAGCCAAAAGGCCGGCCCGTAACGTAGTCTTGAACAGGTCGTTCGTTCGCTTTGGTGTGTCCCCGTGCTGGTGCTGGGGGACTTCAAGCACACACAAGCCCAAACCCCTACCTTTGACACCAGCCGGACGCTCCCCTTTGTCAGGACGGGCGAGCCCGCATTGGTAGAGAACCCAACCCGTCTGGTCTGATAACTTGTACCACAGCGCCCACCCACCGTTAGCACCTGGGTCAATCGTGACCGCTGACCGGGCGAGCGGGGGCAGGGACTTGACTGGGATCATAAGCGCCATCCACTGATCTCTTCTATCGCCTTGCGCTGGGCTAACGCAAACACCGACTTGGCCGAAGCCAGTTCGTGTTTTACGTTAGTCAGTTCTAGCTGTAGCCTGTCGATTGACTCGAGTCTTCCCGCTGCTGCTTTTCGACTATTTTCCAGCTGGGCTTCTAGTTCCAGCTCCCTGTCTGTCTTCTTGTCCGTCACGTCGATCGCGACCAGGCCCGTGTTTTCGACCTCGACCATTTTGTAGGTCCGGCCGTGCTTGACTAGGACCTTCTCCGCGTCCCGCCGGGCCTTCCAGGCCAGGTACTCGCCATAGTCGCGGCAGGTGACCTCTGTGACATTCACGTAGCCGTAGTTTATCAGCCGGATCACCCCTGCGATGTTCGCTGCGTTGTATTCATAGTGACAGATCGTCAATAGGTTCCGGGTTGTCTGGTCGACAAGCCAAAGGGTCGCTGGGCCTGTAGACTTCGGTTTGTGCCAATAAACGATAACGTTTTGCATTGTGTCTCCTTGCTGCCCTCGGACTGTCCCATTTCCTCAGACCCTGTGCAACACAATTCTTACGCTGCCAGGTCCCATGGTATCAATAGGCCAGTCGATTTGTCTACGATGCGTTTTGCCTTCTTTGACCAACGGCGCATAAGCTGGGGCTTCGCGGTCAGCGGGACGTCAGGCAGGAACGGGGCGCCCCCTTCTACCATCAGACGCGCGAGCTCGTTTGCGGCTGCCGTGGCCCCAGCCCATCCGGTCGCGGCATCATCCGGCACTTCTAGAATCCACTCATCGTGCACATAATTTACGATCCGGCACCCGAACAGTGGAGAGTCACGGTCGTAGTAGCAGGCCCGGGCGATCAAGTACCCGGCCGCTTTGGCCGCGTCCGCTCCAAGCCCCTGAAAGTAGGAGTTGCACGCGACGCAATAGAAGACCTTTGAACGGAGCCGACCGCTGAACAGATGCTCGACCGTGAAGTCGCCCTGCCCATCTTCCAGCGTGTCGATGTGTTTGAAGTAGTCCTTGAATTCCGGGAACGTTGCGAGCCAGACGGCCTTCAATCGTACCGCATCGGCCCGGGTCATGCGGACGCGGTAGGCCATGCGAGCGAATAGCACTAACTTGTCAGGACCCAACCCGCCGGGGAAGCCGAAGTTTGCGACCTTGCCGGTCTGTCTGGCCAGCTGGACGTCATCGTCCTTTTCGTGTTCTTTGCACCAAAGGTATTCCTTCCCCAGCAACTGGGCCGCGACCATCATGTGGGGGTCCGCGCCAGAGTTCAGGGTCTCAGCCAGCCTGCTGTACCCAACCACCCGCAAGCAAACTTGCGCCAGCGTCCTTAGTTCCAACCCGTCATAGTCCGCCGACGCAAACACCCGGCCGGGCCGGGGGATAAAACATTCCCGAATGCCTGGGGGGTAGGCTGCAGGGGCTCCGCACTTATCGCACTTGTGGTCTGTGCATTTGCGGGAGCGACACACCGTGCACCGTTCCGGGAAATTCCACCGGACGTTCTGAATGTTGGGTCCTGACGAAGTGGTTCGACCGGTCGCTGCCAACGACTCAAAACGCGTATGTAGCGGGTTCTCTACCCCTTCCGCGTACGCCTTGCAGTCGGTGTTCAACGTCTTGATAGCTGAACTGTAGTCAATGTAGGCTTCGAGTAGCGGGTCCCCTGTTTCAAGGCAGGCGTCTTTGTCAGCGCAAATCCCGCCCGAGTCCGTCAACCGGGGCTTCTTGCCCTGTTCTCGGCAGGCCGCTTCTACCAACGCCTGCACCACGGCCTTTTTCTTCGTGGCCTTGCGTTCGGTCTGTCCGGTTGCCTTGCGCTTGTGGTAGGTGACGACCACGATCCCAGCTTCAATTAGGGATTCCTCTAAATGCTCTATCTCTTCAGCCGCCGCATCCTTCAGCAACTCGAGGGCGTCAGGGGACGTCATTATCCCATGGTACGAGGTGAGCGCTAGCCACCAGGCCGCACGCGTCTGGGCATTCTCGTCAACGAAGAACCACGGGCCTTCAGGGTAGATGAAGGCATCGTCCGCCTGTACCTCGTAGACTCGCAGGGTCGCGATAGCATCCTGGACAGGGTAGTCCTGCGCGTCGGCTGGCCATTGCGCCAATGGCACGTCCAGCAGCTCCCCGTAACGCATCCGCCAAGTTTCTTTGTCTAGCCGGTAGCCCAGGTGCCGATGTGTAACGCTGTCCAGGTCATACTTCAACAGGACAAAGTAGCCCGTTTCCGTCCTGAAGCCACGGTAACGCCCCCGGGCTAAATCGGAGAGCTTCTGCCTGACGATCGTGTCGGCCACTAGTTCGTTGTCGTACAGTTGCCAGACGAGGTCTGACAGGTCAGGCCAGGTACTTGAAATGCACGCGAAGTCGTACGCAACGTTGTGCCCGATCAGGGTGGTTCGTGTAGCTAAGCACCACTGCATTACCTGCTGCAGCCAGTCGTGCGCGTCCGTGTTGTGTACCAGGCCGGAGGTACCGGACGGTTCAGCGTACGAGACACAGACCACGGTTGGGGTCGGGTCGGCGGCTGAGAAACAGAGCGTCTCGGTGTCGAAACTGAGATAACGGTCTGTGGTCACGGTAAGACCTCGAACAGTTTGTCTTCTTTGGTCGCCCCGCCGGAACCAATCACAATATTTATCTTCCTGGGGATAGTTAGCAGAAGCCGGCTCGGAACCAGACAGCTTAACTCGGACACGAATACCCGCCAGCCGAAATGCACCCAGCTAGAACAGCGCTCCCAGAACGCAGCCGAATCGAAGTACCCTGTTTTGTAGCCTTCCGTTCCAGCGTAGGGCGGATCGCAATAGATGAAACTGCCAGGGTCGCAGGGTTGCGGCTCGACGTCGAAGAACGACCTGTGCACCAAATGCACGTTGCGTCGGTTGACTAGTAGCCGGGCCGTACCTAGCAGGTTTCGTCTGGACTCGGCGTAATGTGACCGAGCAGCGCTTTTGGCGTTACCATAGAACCACTTACCGCCGAACGAACAACCGAAACACACAAAGGCTTTGTACGGGTCGCCATCGTCCAGCCCCTTGGCTGCCTGGTATGCCTCATCTGTTAGCGGTTCGGTCCCAAGGTCCGCCGGGAACCAGCCACGCTGGACGCGTTGCCACATCGCAATCAACGGCTGGCAATTGTCGGTGCAAACGAGCGCTTGACTGTCGGTCGTCCGGGCCAGCAGTTCGTTTGTCACAGCCCCACCGCCCATAAACGGCTCCCAGATCAGTGGGGCCCCCTGTACCGGAAGCCGGTCAACAATGCGCTTTGCCAGCCGACTCTTACCGCCTAGATATTGCACGATAACCTCACAGACCCTTCCGGCCACTCCACAGCCAACCACCTAGCCCAAAGGTCGGGTGGTAGTTTGCGGGAAAGGACGGTCGCAGTGCAATCAACGTCCCGGTACATGCCGGGGGTCTCGCCCAGGTCCGTGTAGCGGGCGACCATAGCCAGCGTGCTTTTCGCCAACAGGTCCCGGCAGGCCAGACCCAATTCCCGGCCTTCTTTGGTTTCCGGGATCCACTGTGTGAAGGTCAGATGGGAGGCAATGGCGACCTGGTTGTAGTTGCGTTGGGTGTCGTGGCAGCACCACAGGGCGTACCGGACGCAGGCAGACCGATCGTGCTTGGGGGTGTTATACGGACTCTCGACCATGCAAATGCCTGACAGTCTTACAGGGTTTGACATATGTCCTTCAATTCCTGCCAGAGCAGCAGGACCCAGAGTTTGAATTTTAGGTACGATGCCACAAGACCTCCAAGTCACGAGCCATTTTTTCACCTGACATGCGTTCCTTTGTCTTAGCTGCAATCGTTCGGAAATGTTCGAACGGTAGCCAGTCGGCCCCTTGCTGTTCACAGACGACGACCTGCCCGGACCGGGTGGCACAGAAATGCGCAAGTTGCTGGAAGTCAATCGCCTTCCTGGTGTGTTTGTAGCCGTGAACGTGCTGGTACGGCGGGTCGCAGAACCAGGTCGCTTGACAGTCCGGTAATTCCTCGAACGGTACACAGAAGGCATTCCAGTGTCGGATCCGCTGGACGTTGGCCGCGACTTGTCGCTGGGCGCTACGGTCCCATTGCCCGGATTTGTTGTTCCGACTACTGACAGTCCAGCTTTGCGTGCTGCAGGACCGCTGCCAGTGGCGAATCAGTAGCGCCGAGCCGTCGGACAGCCCTAGCTCCCTCAGATCCTGCCCCTGCACTAGGCTCTCGACCGGAAGACTCATTATCTCGGCCGGGTCTGCAGAGATCAGCCATTGCCACAGAGCCACGACATCCGGGTCCTTATCGAATAGGATCACTTCCCGCTCGGGGTAGTGGCACGCGTAGCAGGCCGATCCGGCGAACGGCTCTATGATCGTGTCGTAAATGGGGGCCGGGTGATGCTTCGCGGTCTGCCACTTCGAGCCGAAGTATTTGAACAGGGGCCGGGAGAGTGCTGTCACGTGCACTCGCTCCACTCCTGCCCGCGACCCCACTCTTCCAACAGGCCGACCAAAATCTCCTTCTGGTTCCTGGTCAACTCGAAGGGCAGGATGTCCTCCAGGTCAACGTCCTGCTGTAGATAGGCCCGTCGGCTGTCGTCTTCTATTCGCCTGAAGGCTTCGCGCGCTTCTTTACCGGGTGGCATGGTTATTTCCTTTTGATAAATAAAAGCCCCAGGTGAGACTTGCGCTGAGGCTAGGGGGTCACCTGGGGCAGCCGCTAGCGCCCGCTGCGTTCATTGCTTGGGCTGGCACGGCTTGGCACAAGGGCGTGGAATCGAACCACGGTTAGTGGATTTGGAATCCACTGTCCTACCTCTGAACGACCCTTGCAAGTGGCCGAACCTATTATCCCCGTTCGGCTAGGGCGTTCTTTCACTTCTTTGTTGACGTCTGACCGAACGTGCCAGGTGTTAGGTCAGCTGTGGCTAGTGTCAGGCCTGAATCGGGATCCAGGTCTCGTTGGGGTAGTATCGGCCCTTCGAGTTGGGCCCCTTTGAATTGACCGTAGCCTGAATCTCTACGCGCTTACCTATCAGGCAACCGGTCGGTATTTCAGTGCCGTCTGACGCAACGCAGGGCTGCTTGGTAGCTTCAGCCCAGATCATGGCCGAAACGTATCGTTTCGCGTCATTCGCGTCTGGGTCGCTGACCTTCATGCCCAGGACGGCAAGGGTCGTCTTGGCCAGATAGTTCTCCCATCCTTCGTCTCGGGTCGTTCGCTTGTAGGCGTTCTTCGTACCGGGCGGAGCCGCTTCCGGGCCGCTCGACTCAATCACGACATATTCGAAAATCACGAGCCCCTTCTCTTGCTTCCAGATAATGTCTGTCAATTCGACCGTGTAGTTGCCATGCGGGAGCGGATCTCGGGAGCTTTCAAACAGCTTGGCATCATCACACGCTGCGAGGGGGTTGTAGGAGCGCTGTGGGGCGGCAGGTGCTGCTGGGGCGGTATTCGCGGTTCGGGTTTGAAATGGTAGGGGCATGGTGGTTCTATCTACTGACTTGTTTGGGTTTGGGATTAGTGTCACACAGCCTATCCGTTCACGAGGTAGCGAGCCGTCGCATCAAGGTAGGTTTGGGGTGTTGCACATCTTCGGCCTAGGGTTGAGCCTGGGACTACTAGGGTGCCACGTTCGACAGGGACCTGCACTTGCCGGGTTGCTGTGTGACTTGAGGACCTTAGCTCAAGCGCAAGGTCCCGTCAATGTTTTCTTCGATCTCGACGCCATCGACGAGATCCAGCGCTTTGACCTGCTGGACAGTCACGACCACAAGTTCCTTGTGACCGACAGACACAGCGACAAGGCCGTAGGTACTGACAATACCGTCAGACCGGACAGTGTGGTCTTCCTGGTCGACTGGAGCGATGAACAAGGCATTGGGGTAGTCTCCGAACGTGCGCACGACCGCGGCCTGGTACGGGTCGAATGCTGCCACGAGCAAGGTCAGGCCCTTGATCGTGGTTGAGTATAGATCTTGAACTTTGCCTTCGAAAACTTTGGTGAATCTTGATGTTTGCATTTTGCTGGTTCTCCTTGCAACAATCGGAGCTTCCCATTTCCCCGCACCCAGTGCAACCCTTTATTTCACATTTCCCCAACACCAGCCGGACGGTTGATCCTCGAGGGGTGTGGCTGTGATGTCTGCAATCGTTAGTTTGGGTTCCTCCCCGTTCAGGTCCCGTGCGCAATTCTCAGCGTCTCTCAACGCCTGCCAGAATGCTGTGTTTTGCTCTCTGCAGCCCATAATCACCCAGTATTTGCATAGTTTGGTCAGAAGACCCGTGCGGTGCAGCCGTCCTAGCAACTGTTCCCAAATCGGGCCGTTGGGGGGCGGCGAGCAAATCAGCATTTGATCGAACCCCACCAGACGCCCCCTTGCGTTCAAACGCTTGTGCAAGTTACGGCCCTCCCCGTTGGCAGCGATTGACGCAACACAGGACCGACCTTCAAAGTCTTCAATTGACCGACCTAGGAAGTCCACGCCCCCTGCACCAAAATACGGTACGTCCGCCATTTTGGCCAGGGCCTCCCCGAACTGCGAGTGCTCTGTAGCGGCAATCCCGTCATGGTCTTTCAGCCACTGGACGCAGAGTCGAAGGACCGAAGTGTCGATCCAGACCAGGGTAGTTTCTGGTTTGTAGGAGTCCCGGACAGCTCGCCATTCCAGAAGTTCTGGCTGTCGAGGGAATGCCTGTGCCACATCGTCCGGGCTGTCAAAGGTCCGGGAGCCTGACAATTTCTCCCTGCACCAAGCGCCCCACGCTTTCCTTTTTTCTAGCCACACCTTCGGGGCCGGGACCCTCCAACGATAGTAGAAGCCCAGGCCGATTTCCCTGGCATGACGGTAGACCTCGCAGCCCTCGACTAGCTCCTGCCCGTCCGGGAGCTCCCAGGCCGCTCGTAGTGTGTGGAAAGCCTCATCGACCGGCCCACCCTCTGCATGAATCGGTACTATTTCTTCGATCTCAACTTCTGCGTCAACCCCCACCGTCTTCAAACAGACCACGCCAGGAGTCTGGGACAGGCGTCGGGAATAGGCTCGTCGGGCGGCTTTGGTCGGCCCGTGTTCCTCTATCTCTCCTGGTTCGCACCATTGCAGCAGGGCGCCCGGCTCTATCCGCATGCTCATGTCTAGCTTCTCGGCCAGAGCTAGATCCCACTCTTCCAGCACTGCCCTACGGGAATGTACCGGGAGGGGGGAGCCGAGCCCTAGGCACCACTCGAGTATATGTGCATAGTCTTTGATTGACCGTTTGATGGTAGAGCCAGAGAACGCGCAAACTTTACACTCGGGGTGGGCTCTTAGGTAGCGCTGGACGCGACGGGTCCGGGAGGCCTTCGGGTTGGCCAGTTTGTGCACTTCGTCTAGGATCAACAGGTCCGGGGCCAGGTCTTCCAGTGACCCTTTATTGGCCACTACCCCGAGCGTTTCATAGTTCAGAAGTTTGATTGGTGCCGAACCGAAGTCCCAGTGCTGGGACAGTTCGATCAGCTCCTTGCCCGTCTTGCGTCGGTGTAGCTTGGAGGGGGCCATGAGGACGGGCCGCTGTGCCTGCAGGACGCGGGACAGAAGGAACGCCGGTAGCGTCTTGCCACAGGACACAGCACCGCTGCAAAACAGCCCGCCAGCAGTCCAGGCCTCGTACAACATAACGGCCTGGCCGGGGCGTAGCGTCATTGTGCCGTTTGCGGTCCGTAGCTGCAACGTCAGCTGATCGGCCAGGGCTTCCGCGTCTGGGTCCTGCCATGTGCGACGCGGCAGGCCGGAGATTCGGAAGAATTCATCAGAGGCAGTGACCGCTCCGCGGGCGATGAATGGGGAATCGAACATGGTACCAAATAATTGACCGGCCCACAGCGCCAGCTATGAGCCGATCGGTCTTTTAGTAAGGGGCAGCAGGGGGCGAGAGTATCCCGCTATTTGTTGACCTGCCGTTGACTGGGTGTTAGTCCTAACGCCCGTCCTGCAGCACAGAACCAAACTGTGGGTTAGGTTTTGTGCCGAGGGTCGATAGTTAGGTACCCCTGATTGCGTCCTGATAGTACTTCAGTGCGGACGCCTCGTCCCGACAATCGTCCAGACCTCTGTGGCTATGTGCCCCGTCCGGGCCCTTGTACTTCTCGCAGCCCAGCCCTACCATCATTAGCTCGACTGAACGGACGTCCAGCTTGGTATGGTCGAAACATGCCGCGACCTGGGCCATATGTACTTTCAGCCAGTCCAGGTCAAAGCCCGGGTTGAACCCGCAAAGGTGGGCCTTGGCATTCGGGCCGCAGTAGGGGGACAGGAAGGACAGGATCGACTCCGCTACCTGTTCTTCTGTTGTCGGGCTGAACAGGTTGATCTGTCGGTCCAGCGCTTCCCACAGCCCGTTCTTAGTGTGCATTTTCTGTACATAGTCGTTGGCCAGTTCGTAGGCTGCGGCCGGGTCGACAGGCAGCAGCCACGAAGCCCCTGCAATCTCGTTGCAGTCCAGGTCTGTGACCAAGAAGGCAACTTCTAACAGGGCCCCTGTGGTCGGATCTAGGCCGGTCGTCTCAATGTCCCCGAAGATGCGGACGGAGGGGGCGGTCATCGGCCACCGACTTTCTTTTGCAGCTTCGCTGCCATGCGTCGGCCTGCTCTGTTCGGGGTCAGTGCTAGCTTCTGCTTAGAGGTCAGGTTGTCCAGGTTAGTTTTGTGACTTGGCTCTGGTTGGCATTGTTCCGCTGGGGGCGGTGTGGGGTTCTCGTTCATCCCTCCCCCCTAACCGCTGCCAAGATCGCTTGCGCTTTGGACACCAGGGCAACCGAGTCAAGGCCGGCATAGCCTGGGTTTTGGGCCATAGCCACGACGAGTTCGAATAGTCGGTCGTCGGGTGCTTCGATGTTCTGGATGTGCCGATTGCTTCCGTCTGCATCCTTCCAGGGGGCATCGATCAGGTCCGGGATTTCATTGTCAACGGCAGTCTTGACGGGTTCATCCGTCACCTGTGGGGCCTTTGAGCAATCCCAGCCCTGACCAGGCACGAAGTCCTTTTCTGCTGTCGTTTTCGCTTTTCGCGTCCTCTTGGCGATCATTGGTTGTTCTGCCGTCGGGACCGGGGCAGGCGCGGGGACCGTTGCCGGGTGCGCCGTCTCGTTTGGTTCGGGCAAGGGCTCGGGGAATGGTTGTTCCTCTTGCACGGCAGGGGAAGGGACAGGGGCAGCCGTGCGGAGCCAGGGTTTGCTAGCCGCCACGGGGGCTGGGGTAGTGACCACAGGTGCGACCGGTGCAGCCGAGGCTGCAGGGGCTGCAGGGGCAACACTGGCAGGTTTGTCCCAGGGCTTGGGGGCTGGGGGAGTAGGGGTTGCATTGGGTTGGGGGGTAGCTACTGGCGCCCCCTTGGCAATCCCTGCTATGCTCGCAAGGAAGCCGGCCGTGTTAGGTGCGTTTGTGGGTTGAGTGTTCATAATTGCGTCAAATTTCTCCCGGTCTGATAGGTTGCAACGGGCTTTATGAGGGCAGCCCCCGAACGCCCCGCAATAGCTGGGTGACGGTGGGAACGCCAGCGGGTTGGTCGCTTGCTGTCGATGCCCGATCATGACCGAGGCTATCTCATCGAGCAACCTAAATCGCTCTGCGTTCGTTTGTTTGTTCGGCTGGACAATGACTGGCAGGCAACGGTGCGGCTTGTTTGCGGTCAGATAGAGCCACTTCAACGTGACGACGGACGCTCGGCGGACCGTGAACGCGTGATAGGCATAGACTATGCCCTGCGGGTCGATGTCACACAAGGTCTCTGGCGTCTTGGCGTAGGCTAGGTTCGAGGTCGTTTTGTAATCAGTGACCGCTACTTGCCGACCGATCGTCTGCTCTAGATCCTTCAAGAAGACCCAGATATTGCCGGCCGGGCTGGTCCACTCTACCCGTTCCTCTGACTTGACCCCCTGTGTCATGGGGGGCGGAATGTGCTGCAGAGCGGGGTAGGCAATCCGGCCAAACAGTGTCCCCAGGTCCGGAGCGGTCGCAAATTGCGTCCAGTCCTCCAGGATCTTGTGGACCTTCTTGCCTCGGATCGCATAATCGTTATCGCCCCCCTTCAGGTTTGCAATGTAGTCCCAGGCCCACTTCCGCTGGCAGTGTAGGAAAGTGTCGAGCTGTGATGGGGAGACGTGGAAGCTGCTGGCCATTCCTGCAACTTCCCCCATCTGGCCTGATTGTGCAACCCCTCATTTCATTGGTTGCACTAGCCCTCGAATTGCGCCACTCTATCGCAGTGCCTGCAAGCCCACCAGATATCAATGCGGTTCGCCAATGGGTCCGAGACTACACAGCGGCCGGCTATCACCCGATAGAGCTAGTGGGCCCGCAAGTCCCGAAAGGGGGCTGGATCAAATCCCCTGGCAAGCAGCCGGTTGGCATGGGGTGGCAGAAGTCCGAGCAACCGAAGGACGCGACACTGTTCCCGGACGGCTGCAATATTGGCCTGAAGATGGGCCGGCAGCCGGACGGCACGTTCTTAGTTTGCGTTGACGTTGACACCACAGACCCGGCCGAAATCGCAAAACTTGCGACAGACTGACCAGACACCCTGGTAGCCCA